TACCACACATTTTACATATTGATTTAACTTTAAATAAATGTGGTCCTGCAGGAGTTAATTCATCAGTATTATTTACGTCGATATTACCTCCAGGTGCATATCCACAAGTACCTTCATGAACTTCGCCACACATTTCACAATCATGTTCTTCGTCTAATGGCATACCGTTATGATCTGAAATTCCGTCTCCATTTATGTCGTTTGAATATCCAGCTTGTATCATTTCTTTTGTTTTTTGTAATTCGAGATTATATTTTTCTAATTCTTCTTTAGCAGCTTTGATTTTTTCAGGAGATTCGATTTTTTCTTCTAACTCAACAAACTTATCTTCTATTTCTCGTAAAAATGATTTCATTTATTCACCTGCGTTAATTCGTTAATTAAATCCATATATCGTAACAATGATAAAACATGAGATTCTTTGATTTTCTTTTTATTTTCTACAGAACATAACATTTCAGATATTTTTTCTACTTTAATTTGAGTAGGCTTATCTGTTATATTAATTGCATATTCTTTTAATTGTTTTTTAATTTTAGGAATAATTTTTCCTATATATTGCTTAAAAGCATTAGAATCATTTACGCTAGTTATATATTCACCTAAAAGATTTTTTTGTGATTTTGATAATACACCATATTTTTTATTAAATTTATCAACTAATAAATTATATGATAGTAATCTCATATCTTCTGGTTGTTTTGTATATGACTCTAAAACTATATCTTTATTTGTTAATTTTTTAGACGGTATTCCATTTTCTACAATAATCAATTTACATTTCATTATTTGTTGTGGATTTGCGGATTCAGAATGTTCAAATAACATGTATATTGATGCTAAAACTTTATAATCATTAATATGAGTTTTTGAAATATTTTCAAATACAAAATTTTTAGAAATTTCTTTTACTAAATTATATCGCTGTCTTTTTAACACACTTTGATTTAATTTAGCATGTGCATTTTTAACGTTGCGTATAAATTCTAATGCATACGCTTCAGATTTATAATGTTCTTTTAATAAACTATTATAAAGTTGTAATTCTTTTGCTAATTCGGTATTTTTACCAAAATATTTTTTGATTATATCAATAGTCATGGACTTATCAGATGTCATTGTTTCTGATGTTAATTTTCTTACTAATAATTCAAATAGAATTCCGGTGTTTCTATATTTCGAATGTTTTAATTTTTTCATATTATACCGATAGTTTATTATAAATATATTTAAAAAAATTATTCTAGTATATTATCTTCATCTAACATAGTTCCAGTGTCATTATTTTGTTGTTTTTCTTTTAATGATTCTGTAATTATATCAGGTGTTTTATTATATTTATTTTTTAACATTTTTAGTAAATTATTATTTTCTGTAGTAAATGACATTTTTCTTTTGTCTGGATTTGGCCGGAATGCTGTTTTTTGATTATCAACATCAAAAGATTGTTTTAATGTTTTCTGGCCGGTTGCATCCCATCCAAATGCATTATCATGTTGTCCAAATTTAATTCCTTCTTTTGGACGGCCTCCCTGATCTTTTTCTTCTACTTCGTCAGATGACATATGTATTGACGCTAAATCATGAGGAGTACCATATGATACGCCTGTTACTGATGGATCATTTCCTTCTTGTTCTATTTGTGTTTGTCGGAATCTTAATTTAAGATCTTCTATAACATTAGTTCTTTCATGTAACCATTGTTCTTCTGACATATTAAATATATATTCATAAATATATTTGTCAGAAACTAATTTACTATCTTTCATTGTATTAGCTAATGTCATTTTTTCAGTCATTAACGCTACTTTTTGTTGATCGTAAATTATTGATGGTGCTGTTAATTCTAATTCAAATCCTACTAAATCTTCTCCTTCAAACCCCTGAGCATATAAATGAACTATAGCAATCTTAGTTAATTCAGATATCATTATTTTTTGTAATCGTTCTATTGTTCTAGCAAATCTAATATCCATGGATGCTAATGTAGTTTTGCCTTCAACCCCCTCATCAAATCCTAAAAATGGTTTTGGTATTTTAAGAGCAGCCATCATTTTATGTTTAACATAATCAATATCTTCAATACCAGTAAAAGTCATTCCTGGTAAAGTATCAATAGATGTTGATGACTGTCCTCCTCTTACTGGTAAATAATAATCTTCTAACATATTATTAAGATTAAATTTAAGATTATAATTTCCGGTAGCTGTGTCAATATGTGGTATCTTTTTCATTTTATTAATAACTTGTTCCATATATGTATCAACTTCATTTGGTGGAATGTTACCAATATCAATTTTAAAAATACGTTTTTCTGGAGCTCTCATTATACGATGAATTAACATTGCATCTTCTAACATCATTAATTTCTGAAATTCTTTTCTTGCTCCTTCGAGCATACTACGACCATATGGTAAAAAATTTGAATCTGATATCATACGGAAATGTGCCATTTCATAAACATCATATCCGGCATGGGGACTTGAAGCATGACGAAATTTTATATTATATTCACCTGTTTCTTCATTATATTCTTCAGTACGTTCTACTTCATAACTAGAAAAAGGCCTTGCGTTTACTATTCCTAATTCATCAGCAATATCTAATTTTAAAAAGAAATCGCCATATTTTGCCATATTCCTAATCCATGGCCACATATTGAAATCTATATTTAAAACATCATTAAATAAATTTTGAAGTATTTTTTGAATATTTGTTTTATTACATTTAATAGCCAATACTTCTCCAAATTGATTAGCTAATGTAGATTCGTCTGAATATATATCTAATGCCGAGCTAATTATTGGATCTTTATCCATCATTTCATAATCAACATATAACTGTATACGATTTTGGTTTGCATAATAATTTGAATCATACCCTCCATGACCACCGACTTTCCAACGATTAGATCCATGTAATCTTGTATATCGATCAGCTATTTTTGTTTGACTTATATTACCAGAAGACTGTAATCTATTGGTATCTACTACTCGTATTTTATCTTTACCATATGCTCGTACGATAACATTAGTACTAAATAAAGTTCGTAAACGTTTTCTTAATGACGCCATTTTAATATATTATTTTTTTTTATAAATATAACTAACTACAGAAGCCAGGTCAAATCTTCATCATTTGAACCATTATTCCATTTCCAGCCTGAATTCTCTGCGTTTGGTTTTCCTGTGTATATAACCGGATCTGATTTTTGTAAACGACTAATAGCTCGCTTATTTAGATCAATTCCTTGTTGTCTTAATTTTAATGATGTATCTCGTAACCAAAGGCCGATAGCAAAACTCATTACTAAATCATCATTATAACCTATTTGTGCTTGTGCTTTTCCATTTAGCCAAATAAACACAAATAATTCTTGTATTAACCTTTTACTGCGAATTAAAGGAGTCTTTTCTCTCATATACATTTCTAACGCAGATATCATTAATGGTCTGGTTCTACTAGTAGTAGATACTCCCGGTACCATTTTTGTTTTATCTTTAATGTCATAACCTTTCTTAAGATGTACCTCTAAATCTACATATCCATCGTCTTTATATGTATAAAATAAATTTTCATAATTTCTATCTAATGCTGGTTGAATTGCGGCCCATCCTATATTAGCATTTTCAATTGCTAGTAATGCATTATTCCATTCTGTTGCCACTGTTACTAGCATATTTCCAAAGTCTTTCGGTGGAAGTTTACCTTTATATTCAGCAACTTGTTTTATAGATTCAATTTCTATAACATGAAATGTAGACCAATCAGCACCATCACCCCGAGCGACATCAGCAACTACTACATAATCTTGACTATAATCCGGATATTCCCATATCCAATACGCATTGTCATACCCTCGTTTCTCAACAGGTTCAATACAATTATTTTCATATTCTTGCAAACATTTACCTTCTACAACAGTATGCCCGGATGAAACAAAATCACAATCACATTCCTGTGCTGCCCCCCTTTCTCCTAATAATTGGGTTTGTCTTGACCTCCATTCTTGATCTCGTTCTGGATGTACTGTCCAATGTAATTTTATATTATGCCATTCTGTATTTGGATTTGTTTCTCCGTCAACCCATGTTTTATGAAACCAATTTCCTATACCATTTGGGGTAGAAAGTACAATAGCCGATCCACCAGTTGATAATGTTGCTTGCGATGCTATCCATATTTCTTCTACGTTCCGGATAAATGCAGCTTCATCTACTATTAACAATGACAATGCCTCTGAACGAGCACCTGTTGTAGCAGAAGATACCGCTTTTATCTGCGATCCATTTTTAAACTTTAATGATAATTTATTATCTGCCTCTATATTACCTTTAAGCCAACTTGGTAAATTGTCATGCATTATTCTAACTTTAGTAACTAAATTTTTAGCTACTTCTTGTGTAGTTGCAATTACTAATGTGTTAAAATCTTCTTTAAATAACATACACCATAAAGCATAGCCGGCAGTCAATGTTGAAATACCTAGTTGCCTGGATTTTAAAATTACACTATATCTACTGTCTTTTAATTGAGCTAATGATGTTTCCTGAAAATCATATAAATTAAATTTTATTTTTCCTCTTTTTGGGTGTTGAATATAACAATATTGCCGCATAAAAAATATAGGATCGGCAGCACACATTGTATACTGCTGTCGAATTAAATCTTTTATATTTGGTTTATTAGTCATCTATTTTATAGCTTGTATGATAAATATACTAGTTACGGTTGTTGTTAATATTCCACCACTAAACCATAATAATTTACTATCATACCATTTTGGTTGAAGTCTTTTTTGACGTTCAACATATAAATTTATATTATTTTTTAATAATGTAATTTGTTGTTCTTTATATTCAAGTTGTAATGAATCTAATTTAATTAAATGATCTAAATCTTGAATTAATGATGATTGTTGTGATATCAATTGATTATTAATTGAATCTGTATAATATAATGAATCTAACGTTTCAGAGA